TCGCGTTCCAGATATTCTTAAATTGATACGAAGCGGACAAATCGAATCGATCAGTTTCGGTGGTGGTGAAGTTAATGGTGTGACCTTGTCGTCTTTCCTTGATTATCAAGAGAAAATTGTTGCAGATCGGGTGTTGAAATCAAAAACCTATGCGAATGCTAAGAAGGGTTTCGATTTATTTTTCAGTAATAACTGTGAAAATGGGCAAACCTTAAAACAGAATATTCCTGCATTTTACGAAACATATCGGAGATGGACTGATAAAAATGGTTACTTGACCATGGATAAAGTTCAGTTGTGCGAATACCTTGAAAATGTATGTAAATATCAATCGTCAATAACCGAGAACGAAAGAGTCTTTAGTGGGTTCTCTTTGCTAGGTGCTCAAGAGAGAGTGTGTGAAGGTGAAGATGTTTTACTGGAAACTGTTTTACAAAATTATAACAACCTACGCGGAGTCGCAGACGATATTTTGCGACAAGTGAATGAAATAGTCCCTGACAATTGCAGGCCTGTTTCTTGGCCAGCTACTCCAACATCAATGGGCATGTGGCTCACGGTCAATAAAGGAATACTTAAATCTCGTGGAATACTATTGCGAAGGGGAAAGAGAACAGCATCGTCGAGAGGGCACTTTTTCTTCGAGGCCATAAATTGACCCACCCAACCCTCGCATATACTCTCCCGGTCCTCCCTATCCCTGACACCCTGCCGGGTCATATCCGCCGAACGCTCTCCGGCCGCCGGGTCTCCTTCGACATCCCTCGCCCGGTCAAACTGCGCATGCGCACGCCTGAAGACATTAGCGTCAGCCAGTGCGCCGAAAAATACCGCACCGTCACCGGCGTCGACTCCAACCCAGGTCCCTGGCGCAACGACCTGGTACCCCACGCCATCGAGCCCATGGACATGTACGCCAAACCCGGTGTCAAGGAAATCTGGCTCTGCTGGCCAGAGCGAGCCGCAAAAACCAACGTAATGCTCAACTGCATGGCCTGGGCGGTCCGCAACCGTCCCGGCAATGTCTTCTGGCTCGACCCCGCCGAAGACGACGCCGGCCGCAACATCAAAACCAAAATCATACCGCTGTTCCGCGAGTCAAAGGAATTCCGTAAATACCTCTCCGACAAAGCCGACGACTCCGGGAAAAAACTCATTGCCTTTTCCCACGGTGTCTACCTCTTTCCGGCCCACTCCAACAGCGCCCGCACCATGGCCAACTTTTTCGGCATGCACAATTTCGGCAACGAGGTCGACAAATACCCGGCCATGACCGGCCCCGAAACCGACCCCATCAACCTGATCCGTAAGCGTGGCCGTGACAAACGCGGCTCCAAATACATGTTCAGCTCCACCCCTGCAGGCCGCTTTATCTACAAAGGCACACTCGCCTGCCGCCAGGTCAAGGAACTGCGCAACCGCTGCCCTCATTGCGGCGAATACCTCCTGATGGATGATGAACACCTCGCCATTCCCGAAGGCGCCACCCCCGAACAAGTCGAATGCGGCGACGTTGAAGTAGGATATGCCTGCAACGCCTGCGGACAGTTGTGGGATGAAGCCGACCGGGAAGAGTCCTACCGCCACGCCAAATGGTTCATCATCAAAGGCGAGAGCGTCAAACGTCCGATCTCCATCGGCTATCACGCCAGCGCCTTGCCGTTCCCGATGATCCCCTTGACTGAATACTGCGGCAAATACCTGCGGAGCAAAACCGGTGATCTTGCCGCCCAGATAGACTACGCCCACGGCTACCAGGTAAAAGACTACGAAGCCGAAATCTCCGAACGCCAGGAAGACACCATCCTCCGCCTGCGCGACACCCGCGCCATCGGTATCGTCCCCTGCGAAGCAGACGCCCTGGAAATATCCATCGACACCCAGGATCACGGCTTCTGGTACCGGATACGCGCCTGGCGCTACGGCATCGACCTAAAAAGCTGGCTCGTCAAGCACGGCTACGTCCCCAGCGCCACCCCCGACGACTTCACCGCCCTCGACACGCTGCTGGCAGCCGAATACCCCGACAGCAACGGAGAGCCGCACCGCATCATGGCAGGGATCATCGACGCCATGGGCCACCGTACCTCCGAAGTCTACGCCTGGAGCAGAAGAACCGGCATCCTCTCCGCCCAAGGCTCTCAGGGAAGAAAAACCCAACCGGTCACCGTCAGCAGAATGGACCGCTTCCCCAGCAACGGCCGTCCTATCCCCGGCGGACTGGCGCTCTACTCGATCGACACCCACTATCACAAAGACCACCTGGCCAACAAGCTCCTCATCGACCCCACCGACAACGGAGCCATGGTCCTGCACAGCGGCCTCACCCACGACCAGCACAAATCGCTGGAGCGCGACCCCGGCCAAGCCGGCAACCACAACCTTGGCGACTACGCAAAACAGATGTGCTCGGAATACCGCGACGACCGCAACCTCTGGCAATGTCCGGACAATAAAGCAAACCATCTCTGGGACTGCGAATCAAACGGCCTGGCCCTGGTCCTGTGGCTCGGCTGGCAGCACGCCGTATCCGAAAAAAATAAACCACCACCGCCACCACCGGTAAAAACGCAACCCCAGCCCACCAGCAACCGCCCAGGCTGGTTCAATAACAGATAGAAAATTTTTCATACTTCATAATTCATCCTTTATCCTTTTTATTTTGTCCCGGAGGTAGCAATGCCACAGCCGTTTCGCAGGGAAGATACCCTCACCGTAAAGCAGATCTGGAAGGAGCTTGACCGCAAGATATCCATCCGCAAAATTTATTACCTCATCGAAAGCGGAGAGTTTGGCGAAGGCAGCGTCTATCGCTTCGCCGGTAGTCGCGGGACGTGCGTCACGAAAGATGCCGTGCTGGCGTATAAGGAGCAGTGCCGGGTGGAGGTGGGAGCGTAAGAGTGAAAAAACATACTCATAACCACTTATAATTATTACGTAATTTATCGTTATAGACTTGTGCGGATAGATAAGTTAGCAAAAAATGAATAAAAGTCAAAAAAGCACACGAAATCAGCTATTTACGAAAGTCATATAACGCAGTTCATCACTTCGGGTAATACCATAACCTTGACCTGTAGGCAAAGACCCTTCTAAAGTCAAATTTCGCAGCCGTCTTTTTAGGCAGAAAGGAAAAATACTAACAATGTCAGATACTTCTCAACTTGCAACGGCAGAATACAACCCTCGAAAGATATCAAAAGAACGCCTTGCGCTCCTTCGCACCCAACTTGCGGAGTTTGGTGACCTTTCCGGTATCGTCTTCAACATCCGCACGGCCCGCCTGGTTGGCTTTCCTCCCGGCACACAGTATGCCGAAAAACAGGTCCGCATCGAGCGTGACATTGCGGCCCGCTTCGAGGCCGCCGTGACTGAAGTGCTGCAGTGCCTGGAGCCGGAGCAGATATGAAACCGAAAAAACTGAAAAACCTCATCAACCGCACCCGCTCCGCCCTCCGCTGGCGCATCATCGAACAGACCCACAACCAGGACACCATCGAGATCGTCAGCGACCGGACGGAGCGCACCCACACCATCCTCACCCCGGCAAACCCGTCTCCGCAAAACCCGCTCCGGGACATCGAGTATCTGCACGAGTTGGCCCATGCCACCCTCTGCGAAACGGTGCACCCGGTATTTTCCACCCATTACTTTGCCGCCGATACGCCCGCTGAAGACATCCGCACACTTACCCCGATTGTCCGCGCAGCCTCCGATTGGTTCGCCGATCAGTGGCTGATGGAGCATTGCCCGGAGCTGGAAAGGGCGGAAATAGAGGAGCATTACGAACTGGCCATGGCGGCTCTGCGACGGGCCAGCGGCCCGGTCGAGGCTGAAGTCCTCTATGGCACGGCACTTATGATAGCCCAGGGCATTAAATACTTGAGTAAGCTGAATAACACCGGCGGGCAACTGCGCGATGTTGTGAACGCTTTTTTGTCGGTTCGCACGGAGAAGCCGACGGCTAAAAAAATGGAGTTCCTGATCAACTCACTTGCTTCTCCATATACTAATCTGAGGGTAATTCTGGGTAGTTCGGCTAACTGGCATATCCGGCGCTAAAACCCCAGACCTGCCAGGTTTTCAAAACCTGGCAGGTCTCACCCCTCCTCACCCTAAATATTTTTACAAAACCCCCCAATCCTGTAAAAAAACATGTGCACGTGGTGCAAGGCGTGCACGTGGTGCACGTGGTGCAAGACTTTCCACTTTCCCCGCCGTACCATACGGCCCATGGCACTCACCCCCCTTTACACCCAAGCGGAAATCGACGCCGAAATCACCCAGGCCAAACGCGACCTAGCCTCCGCCCGCCAGGCGATTTCTCGCAGCATCGGCACCGGAGCCAGCAACCGGGCCAGCATGCGCGAGCGGGTTGATGTCCTGCAGCGCCACCTGGAATGGCTCCAGGGCCAGCGTGCCGCCCTGCAGATCGGCCCCGGCGCACAAGCTCACGTCGGGAGGCCCGCCCGATGAACAACTCTTGCAGAATAGGGCGGACATACCCCTCTGCCAGCTACTCCGGCCTTGCCATGGAAGCGGCAACCGTATCCCGTTCCGCCGCCACTGCAATCGGCACCATGAGCAACTGGACACCCCGCCGCCTTTCCTGGCGCGAAGAAGGCAGCCAGCGCGAAAAAGTCGCGCTCCGCTCCACCGATATCGCCGTCAATGACGCCCACGGCGCCAGCATCATCGAATCCATTACCACCAACACCGTCGGCACCGGCCTCTGGCCACGCTCCACCCCCAATTACAAGCGGCTCAAAATCACTGAAGAACAGGCCACCGAAGTCGCCGAGGCGATGGAGTGGGAATTCGAACAGTTTGCCAAAGAAGCCGATGCCCGGGGCGTTACCGACTTTTACGGCATTCAGGTGCAGAATATCTGGGCGATGCTGGTCAAGGGGGAATTTCTCAATCTCCCGCTGATGCTACGCGATCAGGCCCGCCGCTATGCCCTGGCCATCCAGACCATTGACCCCGCCCGCCTGCGCACTCCCGCCGCCTACGCCGCCGCTCCCGATGTCCGCGACGGTATCCGCCTGGGTGAAAATGGCCAGGCGACCGGCTATTTCCTGGCCGACCCGGAAAACGGCCTGATCTTCTCCGGCGACTCCTACAACTACGAATTCCAGGAGCTGCCCCCCAAACGCGGACATCGCCCGGTGGTCATACACAGGTTCGTGCCGAAAGAGCCGGAGCAGGCCCGTGGGGTTCCGATCTTCGCCCCAGTAATGAAACTCTTCCGCGACAAATCCGATTACCTGGATTTCGAGCTGGTCGCCGCCATTGTCGCAGCCAACTTCCCGGTCTGGATCGAGAAGGCAAACCCCTACGACGCAAACACCCTGCCCGGTGTGCGCGTCGGCGCTCCTGTGTCACCTGACGGCGAACCGACCTATTACCACGAGCTCCGCCCCGGCCAGGTCCACTATGGCAACACCGGCGAGAAGCCCCATTTCCCCAGCTCGACCCGTCCTTCCGGAAACCTCCCGGCCTTCCTGGAGACGGTGCTGCGCGCCATCGGCGCAGGCGGCGGTGGAATGCCCTACGAGTTGGTGGCCAAAGACTTCAGCAAAACCAACTACAGCTCCGCCCGGGCCGCCCTCGAAGAAGCCTGGCGCGTGTTTGGTTTTAATCAGGATTGGCTGATCAAGGGCTTTTGTCAGCCGGTATGGGAAATGGTCTTCGAAGAGGCCTGGCTCAGGGGCCGGATCAAGTTCCCGAAAGGCTCCCCGGACTTCTACGCCGCCCGGGCCGAATGGTGCTCGGCGCAATGGACCGTTCCCGAGCGTACCAGCCTCGACCCGGTCAAGGACATGGTCGCCCACGTTATGGGCAAGCAGAACAACGTCGCCACCGACGCCGACTTCTGCGCCAAGCGTGGCAAGGATTACGAAGCTGTCTACCAGCAAAGAAACCGCGAGCGCAAACTTGCCAAGGACTTAAACCTCCCCGAGATTAACGACCCTACCGTCTCCAAAAAACCGGAAAAACCGGAAGACCCGGAAAATCCGTCCGCCTCCGCCGACGTGTCCGCCGAAGCCTCGGCGAAGGCGGAAGCCCTAGAAACGACAAATGCGGTCGCCGACATTATAGCCGAAGCGGTCCGGCAAGAAGTAAAAGCCGCCCTGCGCACGGAGGAAGTATGAAACTCGACCACCTGGTCCGCCTGATCAGTCAACAATGGGCCATTGAAGCAGAGGTTCTGGAAAACTGGTGTCAGATCCTCGATGCCAAACTCTCCGGCCTTCCGCTCCCGGACCAACTCATCTCCATTGAGGAAAAAATATCCTCCGGGCGCTCTGCCTCTCGAAGCGATGAAGAATCATTCATCCGCGACGGCAACATCGCCATCGTCCCGGTAGTCGGCACCCTGGTCAAAGCCAATACGCTCTTTTCCTGCGACGCCACCTACGGCGATTTGCGCCGGTCCGTATCAGCCGCCGAAAAGGCCAAAGGGATCGACGCCATCATTCTCGACGGTGACACCCCCGGCGGTACCGTGGCAGGCGTCCAGGAGGCCGGTGATTTCCTCACCAAGGTCGGCCAACGAAAACCCCTCTACGGCTGGGTAGATGATCTGGCGGCCTCCGCCGGTTATTGGCTCCTGTCACAGACCCGCATGATCGGGGCGCACGCCGCCGCCGATATCGGCTCCATCGGTGTCCTGACTGTCAACTACGACCGCTCCGGTCGCGATGAGCAAAACGGCGTCAAGCGGACAGTGCTTGCTGTCGGCGATTATAAGGCAGCCGGTAATGACACCGCCCCGCTCACCAGCGATGAACAAGCCTATATCATGGACCGCCTGGAACAAACTTACGGCCTCTTTATTTCCGCTGTCGGCAAAGGCCGTCCGCAGCTCTCCGCCGACAAGATCCGGGAGATGCAGAGCCGTGTTTACAAAGCCGCCCAAGCTCAAAAACTGGGCCTCATCGACCACGTTATGGGACGTGATGAATATATCGACTACGTCAAACGACAAACCAGAGGGGCGGTCACCGTCCCGGTAAAAGGAGTACGAGCCATGAAAATCGAAGAACTTAAAGCAGAGCATCCCGACCTGCTCGCCCAGATTGAGGCCGCCGCCCGCGAAGGAATGATTACTTCCGCCGATCATGTAACCGCCCTGGCCACGGCCCGCACAGAAGCCGGCACGGCAACCCGCACCTCTCTGCTCGGCCTGCACTCCGCCATTTTCGGCGAAGAGGCCGGGATCCGGTTTGCCGCAGCCGCCGAAAGCGGCATCACCGCCGATCAGGCAAAAGCCCTCGGCATTACCGCCGAAACCGGCGATGCCGCTGCGAAAGCATCCATCCTGGAAGGCCTCACCGCCGTAGCGCCAACAGGCCTCAGACCCGGCCAGATAGTACAGCAGCAAAAAGCGGCAATCGACACCTCGGCCATTTACTCTGCCCGTCAGGCCAGAAAATAACGTAGGGGCACGGCGTGCTGTGCCCCTCAATGAGTAACGCAGCACTATCACAGAAAAGGAGAATCGACCATGTCACCAGTTATAAGCGAAGGCCGCTATCGCGGCGAATTTCTCTACAGCGAAGCGTGCGGCACCCGCTCGCTGGAGACTGTCACCATCGATACCGGCGACCTGGCCGCAGGCACCGTGCTCGGCCAGATCACCAAGGGAGCGGCCACCGGCGCGGCCGTAGCAGGCGGCACCGGTAACGGTACCATCACCGCCGCTCCTGCCGTCGCCGCCGGTGCAAAAGCAGGTGTCTACCGTGCCGTCTGCATCGAGCCTGCCACCAACGTCGGCAAGTTCTTGGTCACCGACCCCGACGGCATTAACCTCGGGGTAGCCACCGTTGCCGTGGAATTCGTCGGCGGCGGACTTACCTTCACTATCGCCGACGGGTCCACCGACTTTGCCTCCGGCGACTCTTTCACCATCACAGTGGCGGCAGGCTCCCTGAAATACGTTGCCTTCAATCAGGACGGCGTCGATGGCTCCGAAATCGCCGCGGCCATCCTCTACGACAACGTCGACGCCACCTCCGCCGACGTGGAGGCCGTCATCGTAGCCCGGGACGCCGAAGTCAATGGCAGTGAAATCACCTGGCCGGCAGATATCGAAGCCGGTGAAAAGACCGCCGCCATTGCACAGCTCGCCGTCCTTGGCATCATCGTAAGGTAAAGTCGGGCACAGCACGCTGTGCCCCTACATGAAAAGGAGAACAGACAAATGAGTGTCTTCGACGTATTTAATTCCGACGCGTTCAGCCTGGTGTCGCTTACCGACGCCATTAACAATGTGCCATTCATCCCCGGACGCCTCGGCCAACTCGGGCTTTTTGTTGAACAACCTGTCAACACCACTTCGGTCATGATCGAAGAAAAAGACGGCGTCCTCTACCTGGTCGAAAACAAGCCGCGCGGATCAGCCGCACAGCAGAACCAGACCAGTAAACGCAAGGCCCGCTCCCTTGTCCTGACCCATCTGCCGGTCGGAGATCGGATCATCGCCGACGAAATACAGAATGTCCGCGAATTTGGCAGTAACGACCAGGCCAAGGCGATCATAAACGTGGTTAACGGCCGGCTCGCGGATATGTCAAACAGCCTCGACGCCACGCTGGAACACTTGCGTATCGGTGCCATTAAAGGCCAGATCCTCGACTCCGACGGAAGCACGGTAATTTACAACCTGTTTACCGAATTCGGCGTCTCGCAGGAATCCGAGGTTGATTTTGATCTGGACAACGCCGCCCCAGCTTCTGGTGTCCTGCGTAAGAAATGCGCCGCCGTTGTTCGCAAGATTGGCGACAATCTCGGTGCCACCCCTTATGCCGGTGTGCACTGCCTTTGCGGCGATGCCTTTTTCGATGATCTCCTTGCTCATCCCGAAGTTGTTGAATCTTACAAGGGCACCCCAATGGCCGAGGTCCTGCGCCAAGGCTACGTCTATCCGAACAGCGGCCAGAAGATCAGCGGAGCCTTCGAATTCGGCGGGATCGTCTTCGAAAACTACCGAGGCAAGGTGGGTAACACTACCTATGTCAATACAGACAAAGCCCATTTCTTCCCGGTCGGCGCCACCGGATTGTTTAAAACCTATTTCGGCCCGGCAAACTACATGGAGACCGTCAACACTCTCGGCCTGCCGAAATATGCCAAGGTTGCGCCCGATATGCAGTTCCAGAAATGGGTCGACCTCGAAGCCCAATCAAACCCGCTCCCCATCTGCACCCGGCCCAAAGTGCTCATGCTAGGCAAGCGGACCTAAAGACAGGGCGGGTTGGTCCCGCCCTGATCCTTTGATTGAATCAAATCGTACCGGCTGAGGCTTTATGGACTATTCGACCGACATAGACATGCTGATGGATGAGTTTGCCAACGCAACCGCCACAATAGGCACCACCCCGATCCCGGTCCTCTTCGACGCCCCCTACCAGGGCGTCAACCCTCAGACCCTGGAAATCGAATCCTACGCCCCGGCGGCAACGCTGCAATCAGCCACCGTCGCGGCACACGAGATCGGCCACGGTACGGAGATAGGCATCAGCGGCACGCCTGTCGGGGAGTTTGACGGCGATTATACCGTTATTGGTGTGCAGCCGGATGGGCAAGGGCTGGTGAAGTTGCTTTTGGAGAGGCAGTGAAACAGTAAAGCAGTTGAACAGGGGACAGTAAGGCAGTTGAACAGTTGAACAGCAAACAGGAGCCAGTCGTGACGATCTCGAAAAAACTTAGAACCGTGCAGATCCTGCTGATTGTTGTGACTCTTCTTGTTTTTGTACTCTCTGCGCAGATACATGCTGCAGGAGCTCCCGTGGTGGCGGAGAATGCCGATGTGGTCTGGCAATTAATAATCGGACTCTTCGGCATACTAAACACAATCCTCATGGGAGTCATCGTCTGGATCATCAATAACCAGTCAGGCATATTCGGTCGCATCGGCAAGCTAGAGGCTGCCAACCAGGTACGGGCCGCCCTCTGCGACGAGAGACACCCCGAGAGTCACCGATGAAATGTGAATACTTCGAAGGCTGCCCGGTTTTTAAACGTGGCGGGGAGGCGGCATGCAAACGGCACTTCTGCAACGATACCTGCCCAAAACCGAAAGGAAAAAACAATGCTGATCACAGCCCTGGGCGGATGGAACAATCTGGTGATGCTGCCGCCTCCGGAAAACAACCGGCCCACAAGAAGGGCCGCGGCAAGTCGGAGACGTAAAAAGAATGGCTAAGACCTGTTTCCTTTGCGAAAGGACCAACTCCATTGTCTGTGATGGCCACTGCGGTGGCTGTCCAAAAGGTGAAGATAGCGACCAGGAAGGCAAACCAAGCGAACGAATGTACGACGGCAGGGCATGGATACCAGGGGACGTGTCCGCCGAAGCCTTGGCGAAGGAGGAGGACGAACAATGCGAGCAATAGACCTAATCGTCATCCACTGTGCGGCAACCCCTGACGGCCGCCCGAACACCATTCTCGATGTCGATTCCTGGCACAGGAAGATCGGCTGGGAGCGAAAAGCGAAACACCGCCGAGCATGGCACCCGGAGCTTTCCTCGGTAGGTTATCACCTCTTCATCGCTATTGACGGACTGATACATTCCGGCCGGTCGATGGATGAGATAGGCGCCCATGCCGTTGGCTACAACAGCCAAAGTATCGGTATCTGCATGTGCGGCACACGGAAGTTTACCGCTGAACAATGGTTGAGCCTGCGCGAAGCCGTTATCAGTCTGAAAGAGAAATTTCCCCGGGCGAAAATCGTCGGTCACCGGGATCTGCCGAATGTGAAAAAAGAATGCCCTGGCTTCGACGTGGCTGGCTGGTTGGCTGCGGAGATGATCCCGCAAAAAGAGCACCTGCTGACGAAGGGATAACCATGAAATTCTCAGACCTGGAATTTTGGACAAAAGGATGTCGGTGGGGAATAGCGGTAGCGGTGGTTGCTGCGGGCGTGATCGTTTGGTGTTTGCTCTAAACAGAAAAAGCCTTACTTGAAAAGGATCCCAGCATGAAAAGGCTAAAATCCATACTCGTGATCTTCCGTGATGACGCAACCGGCCAGTGGAGCTTCTCCCGGATCTCCGCCGCCCTGGTGCTCCTGGTCAACCTGATCTATGCCGCCTGGATCGTTTATTCTACCCGCACCCTTCCTGATCTGCAGACGGGCTGGCTCACGTTGATCCTGTCTCTCTACGGCATCAACAAAATAGCTACCGGCATCACGCTCGCGAAAGCAACACCTCAGGAGGCAGATAAGTGATCCCGGCCCTCTTCGCAAAATTCGCCGCCGATGTTCGCCACTGGGTCATTGCTGCCCTAGTCCTGGTTGTCATCGTCCTGACCATATGGCTGCAACTCTCCCGAGCCGGACTCGCCACCGCCAAGGCGCAAAACGAAACCCTCACCACCAAGATTTCCACACAGAACCAGGCAGTCCGGAAATGGAAAGAAGAGGGCGAGCGGGCAAGAGAACAGGCACTGGCAGCCCAGCAGGCCGCAGCAAAGGTGCGGGCCGAAAGCAACCGCCGCATTGCCGAACTCCAGGTCGAACAGGTACCAACCGATTGCACAGGAGCCGTGAAATGGGCAGCAGGCAAAGCGACTGTGCTGGTGGAGGCATGGCAATGAAGAAAGCTTTTCACTGGTTACTGTTCACTGGCTACTGTTCACTGATTTTAGCCTGTGCCGCTCCGACCGAGACGCTGGTGCCGACAGCAATACCTTGCCCACAGCCGCCGCCACTGATCCGCCCGCACCTGGCCCTGCAAGATTTGCCGCCCGTTGTAGCACCATCCGAGGTGCTCCGGGCCTACGTCATCACCGTCGAGCAGCTACAGGGGTACGCCTGTGAGCTGGAGACTATTATTAATGGGTATAGGAGATAGCAATCTACTGGCGCGTTCGCACATTAGAGCAAGACGCATCTATCTGTTCCATGAACTGCGTCAGAGAAGGACGGCGACTCTATGCAAGACTTCAAATGCGACGTAAGGCTCAACAACGAGCGGATAAAGAAGCTTCGGGAGTGGAGCGGAATGGGGAAGCAGGCGATAGTGAATAGTTTGATAGATCAAGCCTACGATAACGCAAAAGAGGCAATGAAACATGGCAGTTGAATACTCTCTCTTAACTTGGGCAGGACTCGGCCCAACGTAGGTGGTTTAAATGGCAACAACCCTCTGCACAACATGCAACAAATGCCCACCTGGTCTAAAGGGATGCGGCATCCACGCGATACTTGAAAACGCCGAAAAGCATGGGGCAAGTGTGGCTGTTGGGTATGTCGACGGTAAGGATGTTTTGACAGTGCTGTGCACCGAGTACCGTAAAAGTAAGGGGTAGCAATGGCAACAGTTTATTCTCTAGTCTGCTTCGGCGGCTTGGCAGGCAAAACAGTCACATTCACTGACTCCGGTGATGTGGTTAACCTCGCCACGCATGGCATGAGAGACGGCGCAGGGGTAGAGTTTTCCACGACCGGCTCACTGCCCACGTTTAGCCCTTCTCAGTCCCGCTACTACATCCGTCAAGGTGCCGATGCTGGTAAGTTTATCCTCTACGATACCTCGGCCCATGCCATTGCTGGTGGTGCAACTGGACTTGTTACGTTCTCCGGTACTGGCTCAGGAACGCATACTGTCAAGGGTGCTTACTTTCTTGATCTGACGACAGTGCAAAAGGCGCGATATGGCGCGTCTGGAAGTGAGAGGATTTACGATGGTATATTTTCTTGGCTCGATGCTCGACAAGTAGCTGGAACTAGTTTATACGATTCCGAAGTCTGTGAGATAGGCGATAATTTTACCGAAACTAGATCAACTACGTCACCAGCAATTGATCTTCCAGTTGCGTCGATATTAATAACTTCTTCTGTTGGTGGTATCAGGTCACCTGCATTTCATGCAGGTAGTACCGGGAATGGCTATCTACTTAACTATTCCGCTAGCTTTAGTGGTAGTGCGTTGAAGTTAAACACACAGTTTTCTATTGTAAACGGAATCAGAGTACTAGCTGGAGGAACATCTTCAAATGGCTTTAGTTTCATTAGGATGTTTTGTACCGTTTGCAACAGTATTGTGTTCAGTAACACATTGGGGGGGAACTATTCAGGCACTGTAGGCATATTCTTTGGCGTCCCTGGGTGTCAAGCCTATAACAATATTGTTTACAATATGGCTACGGGAATTAGTTTAGCAGGATATGGTGGTTCTCGAGGTACGGCTATATATAACAATACTTGCGTAAGAAACAAGAATGGTTTTTCAGCTAGTAACCCTGTTAGCACTGATATGTTTATTCATAACAATATATCAGTGGGTAATACAGTTGCTAACTGGGTTAATAATTATGTACCGACCTGTATTTCCGCTACAGCAAATGCCGGTGAAGAAACAGATTTTAAAGCGGTTACTTTTAGTAATTCTTCGGGTTTGTTGCTCGTGACTTTAGCTGGACACGGCATCACTGCAGGTACACCGGTTAGATTTATAGATGGAGGAAGTGCTGTAGCTCCAACAGGACTCACCTTTAATACAATTGTTTACCTCAAGACTGTAGTGTCGACAGACACGTTTACCGTGGCTCTGTCATCTGGTGGTACAGCAATAAGTTATACAGACGCTGGAAGCGGTACAATCAAGGTCCCTTTTACGTGGGGGCTTACAGGGTCCACAGACATAACAATGGCTACTACGGATTTCGCCGATTACTCAAACTTGGTCCTTTATCCTGCGTCAGCTTCTTCTCCACAGGTAAATTCAGGAATTCCTGTCTATAATGCTTACGGTTACGACATAGTAGATGCAGTACGCCCAAACTACGAACCGAGCACACACCCTGACGAGATTGTTGATGTTGGGGCATTTGAGTACGACCACGGCAACGGTCTTGCCCCGGCAACCGTAACCATCTCTATCAACGGTATGGCAAACGGTTCCGAGTTCGCAATTTACAAAACTTCTGACATGAGCGAGATAGCTGCTCCTCAATCGACAACTGGGACGTATTCCGCAAGTTACACTTACACCGCAGATACGAACATCATCGTGAGGGTTCGGAAGGGAACAGCAGCAACGAAATACCTCCCCTACGAATATGCAGGAACGATAACGAGCGCAGGCTTTGCCTTGACCGTGGCACAGATACCAGACACGATAGCATAAGGAGACAGAACAATGGCAATCGCAACAGAATACACCCTGAACTACACGACGAAGACTATCAACCACGTCTCCGGGACAACTCGCTATACCGTGCAGGAACTCTACTCGCACATCATGGATTTGCTAGATGATGCGGCGAACATGGACGACACCGTACCGATCAAGGCAAATACCCCGACAGAGTTTGAGCTTATCAACGGCTGGACGTTCGGAGCAGATTCAGATCTTGGTTATCTCAAGGGTGGTTCGATTGTTGACACTACCACCGACGACATTTGGGCCAACTTCTACACCCTCGGTACTATTGCGGCAGGCTCCCTTGTCTACTGGATGCAGAATGGAGTTCTTGTCACCAACGAACCAACCTATGTCTCAGGACACATTGACCAACTTGTAAAGGTCACAGATGCCGGGACTGACGTTGACAGCAAGAAGATCACAGCTTTCATTCGAAATCTTGGAGATACTTACGACCACTTTGAAGTTACCGCAACAGCAACAGGTGGACGTAACCCGATACCTCTTGCTACCGGAAATGACCTGAATGATGACGCAGACAGCGAAGCAGGTGACTTTACCGGAGCGACGATCAACTTTGCTTCAATAAGTAGAGATACTGGAACCGGGGCGCACACCTATGGTATTGAAGTTGATCTGACTTCCTGCGCGACTACGACAGCGGCACACGCTTACAAATACATAAAGTTCCTGACGAATAGGTTAAACGATTCCGCACTCGATACCTCGATTGAGCAGGGGCGGTTCTTCCAGAAGCTAGCAGCAGCATCGTCAACTATTAAGGCTTCGCCTCTTGGAACCTTCGCTGGTGGCAAGCTTTTTGGTGCTGCAGGTGTCTGGTTCGCCGGCATCTCCGACACGGCCAACCTCGAACTGACCGACACGGCCGGGACTACCGGCATTACCTACCCTGTCTCGTTTGCCGTTACCGTTTCTGGTGTCGTCTCCGGCGATCAGGTACTCGTAGCAAGGGCAACTGGAGACCCGCTGGCGATCAACAAATCACAGTTCACGATTGCGAGTGTTACGAGTAACAGCATCACTGCAACGGCTGATATAGCGGCTGACATAACTCAGGCCGGGAAGATCAGAATTGGGGATGTCCAGTACGAGTACACCTCATGGGCGACCCGTACCTTTTCTGGTGTGACTCCTGACCCAACAGGCAAGACTGGCGGGTTCTATGTTCCACTGATTGACCAAGTGGCGTTATCAACTAGTGTTTCCAAAACAGGAATCATCTATGTAGCTCCATTCTCCGTTATTGCAAGGGTTAGGAAGAAAGGAATTCTTCCTTTTGAGAACTCTGCACTCGTTGAAGGAGCAAATACTACTATAGCGGCTATCAGGACAACTGACGCAATTGCGGTGTAATGGATGATATATAGCTACGATTTTGTAGAAAAACTTATATCAATTTCAGAGGCGCAAGCTGATGTTTCCGTGATCGGGCTACTCTCCGACATTCGGGAAGCAGAAGCCTCTGCTCAAGGAATAGCTTATGCCCAAATCGCAGGAGCATCAGGAGGGGAAAGCCTCGGAGGGGCAGTCTCCGTCGGTGTCACCGTCAACCTACTGGACGATTGGCAGGTTCAGTTCGCGACAGGAAACTACGTCGCCAAAATTTCAGGAGGAAACCTTGTCGGGGGATTCTCAGGCGACCCCGTAGCTTATTCCGAAGGGGTGCAGGTCCTTCTTCTTCAAAGTGCCGCGAGTACAGTTGTCACGAACTCTACTGGGTCTGGACTATCGGTCGAACAAGACGCGACACTGACGGCAGCGTTGGCAGCGGCTACGATAGCCAAGACGGAAGCACTCAAGGGTCGGAAGATGCAGACAAACAAAGCGATCATCTCAAGCGACGGACTTTCCGTGAGTATCTACGAGGATGACGGTGTTTCGCTCCTGCACACCTTTACTGTTTCAGCAGACAAGAACACCAGGACTCCGGTATGAACGGACTCTATCCCCGCTGGGTAGCTGATAGTACGATCTACCCTGGATGGCTGGGGGTGGATGCAGCCGAGGCCTTTGTCGGGGCCTACATCCGCGGACACCAGGTCAACCAGCGCTCATTCATCTGCGAGGTTGATCCGAGATCTTTTATTGGGCCGGTCAACCAGCGCTCATTTTCTCACGAGGTCGACCCACGATCCTTTGTGCAGCAGGTTGACCAGAGGTCATTTTCTCACGAGGTTGATCCGAGATCCTTTATTCACCAGGTCGACCACCGCTCATTTTTTCACGAGGTTGATCCGCGATCCTTTATTCATCAGGTCAAGCAGCGTTCATTCATCTTCGAGGTTGATTCGCGATCGTTTACCCGGCAGGTCAACCAGCGGACATCTTCTCACGAGGTCAACAAACTATGAGTAAAGCCATTCAAAAATCCGCCTGGGAAGAAATAGTCTACTACTTCCAGTTCCGCCGGTCAGACGGTCAGGGCTGGCTCAACGAATCCGAAACGCTGTCCTCTGCCGAAGTGCTGGTTTATGACTCAGCCGGTCAGGATGTCGCTGCCTCGCTGGTTTCCAACGTCGCAGTCTATGCCGACACCTACGTCATCTGCAAATTCAAGGGCGGTACCGCCGGGCAAAAATACAGTGTGTGCGCTCGGGTTGTAACCAGTAATGGGCAGAAACTGCAATACCCTCAGGTGTCAGGCTTTGTTGTCCTGGAGGTGTTGGCTTAGGGGCAGTTGAACAGTTAAACAGTTGAACAGGGTACAGGGAGAAGTTTAGATGAGTAAGCGCCAGCAAATAGTCGACGCAATAGAAACCCGGATGAAAACCATCCTCACCACGGGCGGCTATGCCACTAACGCCGGGCGGAATGTTTTTGACTGGCGGATTACCCCGATACCGGAAACCGAATTGCCCGCGATTTGTATCTATGACGGAGACTGTGCGATCGACTATGAGGAAACCCCCGTTGGGCTCCAGGGCCACTTCCTGATCGTGGATCTCGTCTCCGACGCTAAAGGGTCCGCCGCACGCGCCGACGTGCGAAAAATAAACGCCGATGTGGTCAAGGCTATCGGTACCGACCTCACCTGGGGCGGCCTGGCCGTTGACACCGACCTGATCAGCCACGGCCTCAACATGGAGCAAGGCGACAAGCCGATCGGCGCCGGAATTGTCCGGATCAAAATATACTACCGCACCCCATTGTGGGAGCTATAGGAGAGCCGCCATGCAAAACGGTTTCAGGGTGACACAGCGGGACGCCTCGCAAACGATCATCATTAACGATAGCGCAGACAAAGAGCACAACGAGGAGGTAAAAGATGCTGACCAGACGCAGAGTGATAGCAGCAAAAATTGAGGGCACGGAAGGGACGGCAGAGACCATCACTGTTACTGATGGCGGGATTCTCGTCATCAATCCGGCCATCGATTTTGATTTCGGGATGAATGAACGTGAGGCGGTCGTTGACTCCCTCTCTAAGCTGCAGCCGGTACCCGGCAAGACCAGCGGTAACCTCTCTTTCCGCGCCGAGCTAAAAGGCCCCGGAGCCGCCTATTCCTCCACGGTAAAGCCTGCCCTGGGCAAATTCCTGCGGGCCTGCGGTTTTGCCGAGACTGTGGTTACCACGGTTGGAGTGGAAACGGTCACCTATGCCCCGGCTTCCACCGGGATACCCTGTCTGACAATGTGGTCCTACGAGGACGGCGTAATCAAGAAGCTCAAGGGCTGCCGCGGCAACGTGAAGTTTTCCGGCAAAAACGGCGAGATCTGCTTTGCTGATTTTGAGTTCACCGGCGTCTATGACGGCGTGGTGGACGGCGCAATAATCTCCCCGACCTTTGAGGCCACCGATCCGCCGGTGCTGCTGTCCTCAGCCTTCACCATCGGAGCCTATGCGGCAAACATCAACAGCTTCGACCTGGACATGGGCAACGAGATAACCCTGCGCGAAAGCATCAATACCGCGACAGGCTATATCTCGGCCCTGGTAACCGACCGCCGCCCCACCGGTAAGTTCGATCCGGAGATGGTAACCGTGGCCACCTACGATTTCTTTGGCAAGTGGAAAGCCGGAACATCAGCAGCCATGAGCCTCGGCAGCGTCGGCGCCACCCAATACAACCGCTTCAAGATCACAGCGCCGAAGGTCGTCACCACCAAGATCTCCGACGAAGAACGTGCCAAGTTGATGGTCGCAGGCCTGAGCTTCTCCCTGGCCATGACAACCGGCGATGATGAAGTAAGCATTCTGTTTGATTAACCCAAAGCCCGAGACCTGCCAGGTTTTAAAAACCTGGCAGGTCTGATCTTGAAAGGACACCATGGAAGAGAAGAGTTATGAAATAGGCGGTAAAACCTACATCCAGCGGGCGTTGGTGCTGGGGCAGATCAAGCAGCTCAAGGGAGTTTTGGCTGGTGTTGAAATATCAGAGGACTTCACCGTTCAGGAAATTATCGAGACCCTTGAAGACCGCCTCTACCAGGCACTGGCCATTGTCTTGACGGAAGCGGGAACTGCCCTGAAGGGCAAGGATCTACCCACACTGGCCGAAGAGCTCGAATGGTCTATCCCTCCTGAAACAGCCTTCGAGGTAATTGAGGATTTTTTTATCTGCAACCCGACAGCTTCACTTTTAAACAAGCTGGCGGGGGTAATAGGAAAGATCCGGGGACTGATGGGGAAAGGGACTGGATCGACCAACTCTGCGTCATCCTCTGCGGAGGAGACATTGTCAAACGAGACGACATCCTCTGGGGATACACTCTCGGAGAGTGTCTCCCCTACCGGAAGCACCGGCAACGCGAGTTGCTGTTCCGCGAGGCAGTGCTGAACTTCTTCGGCCATGGTCCCGAAGGCGAGCATCAACCAGGCCATGGCCGACGGGATCAGACGGCTGGGGAATACTGCAACGGCAAATACCTGAACGAATGCAGGCAAAAATTCGGCGAGCACTTCACATTGGCGTGTTCCACCTGTCCGGATTAACGAGAGGATAAATCGATGGGTCAGCAAAATAAAACCGAGCTAGTCATCACCGCTTTGAACCAGACCCAGCAGGCGTTTCGTGAGCTAAAGGGGCAGTTCAGTGGGCTGACAAAAGACCTCGAATCGGCAAAAGGTAAATTCGCGGGACTGACTGGCGTTATGGCGGGCTTGGGAGTGACCCTATCTGCCGGAGCGTTTGCGGCCTGGATCAAAAGCACTATTGATGCGGCTGACGAAATGGGAAAGATGTCCCAGAAAGTCGGTGTGTCTGTAGAGGCGCTGTCCGAGCTGAAATATGCCGGAGACCTGGCCGATGTGTCGCTCGATCAACTTGGCGTGGGCCTGAAACAGCTGAGTAAAAATATGCGCGATGCCAGTTTGGGTGGCAAAGAGCAAGCTCGCGCATTCAAAGAGATTGGCGTAGAGATTAAAAACACCGATGGCACGCTGCGCAAAACTGACGATGTGTTTCGCGATGTGGCCGAGAAGTTTTCGACAATGGAGGACGGTGCCGAAAAAACCGCACTGTCAATGAAAGTGTTCGGCCGGAGCGGAGCGGATCTCATACCTCTGCTGAACAGCGGTGCGAGTGGCCTGAACGATATGGCAACGGAGGCGCGGGCGCTTGGTGTTGTGTTTACCGGTGAAGCTGCCAAGGCCGCGGAACAATTCAACGATAACCTGACCACGCTAAAAGCCTCTTTCACCGGTATTGCGGTCGGTATTGTCAATAACGGTATCATGCCCTTGGTGGATTTTATCAAAACCCTCCAACAAGCATCTGTCGCATATTTTGCGTTCATGGATAAAATGAAAGCCATCAATGACGCAAAGTGGAAAGGGATAATAACGAAAGCCGGGCGGGACGAACTGAAGCGACAGATGGCCATTATCGACGAAGCGGCGTTCGCTACGATTAATGACATCGAGACCAAATTCGCACCGAAGAAAACATCAATCGTTGCAGGGGGCGGGACACCCTCGGGCAAGCCTCCCAAGGCGACCAAATCTCTTAAAGAGAGAGCCGCTAAATCCGAAACCCTACCAAGTGCCTACGCCATGGAGACGTCAGAACTGGAGGCATTTTCAGTCAAGATGGCAAAATGGTGGGAATCGGAGGACAAAGCGAGAAAAGAGGCGGCAGAAGCGCTGGCCAAAGAACTTGAACTGAAGCAGCAGGTTCGCGAAGCCGATATTCAGCACCAGCTCTCCCTGGTCGACACCGCCGAAGCCTACAACCAAATCAGCGAAGCAGAAGCTGCTGAACAGCGGTTGGCACTCAATCAGGAATTACTCTCTGTCCAGGAGCAGTGGCTCGGCACGATGGACAAGGCCACTGACGCCTCAGGTTGGCTGGCCCAGTCCCAGGCGATTGAACAGACCAGGCAGGGCATCGTTGCGCTGGAAAAGGCAGTGCAGGCCTACAATGGCAGTGCCGCAGACGGCTGGAAGGAAGGCATCGAGAAGTATAAGGAAACCCTGCCCTCGACCTTCCAGCAAATGTCGGATATGGCACAGGGTACGGCGAGCGGTATGCAAAGTTCCTTCTCGTCGGTATTCGGTGACGGCATGCGCGGCGAGATGAAAAGCCTCTCTGATTACTTTTCCTCATTCATGGACTCACTGATTGATATGTGGGCCGATACGATGGCTCAAATGACCATGGCCAGCATGATGGGCAAGAGTGGTGGTTGGGGGGATTTTTTAGGCGGGCTGTTTGGGATGTTTGGCTCTTCCGGAACCGGATCTTCCGGCAGTGGTTGGGCTGCCAGTGCGGCGTCCTCTGGCAAATACACACTGTTGGGCAGCTATGCCACGGGCACTGATTTTGTCCCGGCAACTGGACCCTATCTACTCCACCGTGGCGAGGGCGTTAAAACCGTGGCTGACATGGCGAGGGAAAGAATGGGATATGCAGGGGCCGCCAACAACTTCTCAGCCAATGTCCCGATAACCATAGAAAACGGCAACAAAGCCCTGATTTCTGACCTGCGCCGTGAAATGGAAGAGACGGCAATTCGTGTACTACGGAGGCACAGCTAATGGGACTGATCAGCATCGGGTCGTGGACCCCTTCAAGCAACCCCTCAAACATCCCGCTGATCCGACCAAAGAAACCTGTCGCCACGGTGGAGACCTACTCAAATGTCGGCTATTTCTCCTGGCCGCCACTGATAGCCGGGCAAGAGATCCCGCTCATCTGGGACTTTCTCCCGGCCGATGAATTCGTCAGTCTCGATGCCCTTTATGTCGCGGATGCCGTCCTGGTGTTCAACCCCAACGACGACCAGGGCAAAACCTACAACGTCAACCTGATAGCGCTCGATGGCGAGTATCATATCCTCCGGAACAATGTTTCAACCACCTTCAGGAAAAACGTCACCTTAGCCCTGCTCATCATGTCCGAGGTGGCCTAATGGCACTAACCCTCAACGAAACCCTGCTCGCCGCGCAATCCAGCCAATCCCGTCACCCGATCTGCGACCTGATCGTCCGCCGCAGTGTTGACGATTTGCCATTCCCGAAAAATCCCGGGGTCATCCCGGTTAGTGGCACACAAAGATACCCAAAAATGCTGGTCATGCCTGATGGCCGGATAGCACTCATACACAATGTTGACTACAACGGGGGTAATGCTGGAATAGGTATAGCTTTTTCTGATGCGGACAGGACGGCATTCGGAAACCGAGTTATCCCGGCACTGGATTATACCTATTCCTCGCATGGGTTGATGCTCGATGCCGTGGTGTTGAATGCCAGTGGAGATATTGGCATTGTGGTATTCAATGACCCTAACTGGTCAAAAGGTCTTTACGCCCACGTTGTTAATTCTTCCGGTGTTAAAATCTCAAGCAGTACCATTTGGAATACCGCTGAAGCTATTCAATGTATATCAGTTGTGAAACGTGCTGATAATGATTTTGTCTTGGTATACAGGAGGGCCGACAACTCCCTTGTGATGATAACGTCCACAAACTTCACTAGTTGGAGTGCGGAAAGCGCAGTAACAGTTGGTGGGTTAACGGCAGGTTCGATTATCCGTGACGTGAAGGTCACGAAATTAACCGATGGCTCCTACATGATGTTTCTGTCCTATCAGGCGTACATCGATGACACGGGCAGTATTTACAATATCTATTATTCCACCAGCACAGATATGATCACCTGGGTAGATGTGTTGCCCTTGACAGACACAACACTTAAAAGCAGAGATTATTATTTCCCCGATGTTGTACAGAAATCCGATGGTTCCTTGTTCATTGCCATGCACGAATACAACTCCTACCTGTCAATGACAAAAGACACTACCGGTTGGGTGGTGGGCGTTGCCAGTGGGCAAACACTCACCGTGTCAGATCAGTGGCTGGATAGCGCAAACGGGAAGCTATATGTCATGTCCTATAGCGGCGGTTTCAAGGGCGGGGCAAAAATAGACCTAGCTACATGGACCATTGACAAATGTTACAGCGGCCTAAATGTTCCAGCTATACCCGCATATTTTATGAATGGCACGAATATTTTCCCCGGCAGGCAACACGGTGCTCTCGGGTTGATGCCGATAGTTAAGTGGTCCGGTGTTTGTTTACTTGATTTTGACAACGATAATCACAGATCGTTTTTCTTTACAGATGAAACTTCCGGCTATGGGGCTGGCCATGAAAAAAATGTAAACTGGACACCGTACACTGTTGGTGGAACTACCGTCATTAAAGGCGCATGGGTAGACACCGTGAACAACAGGCTTTATGTCCACATGCCCAATACCTATATTTATCACTCAGCATATCAGTTTGGCTATATCGACCTTGACCAGACCGGCCCGACTTACGATTTTACCACGCTTGCAACCGTAAACATAAATCACGGCAACGATCAATGGGCCACCAATTTTAGAGTTTACCCCGATGAGAGTATGTTGCTGATTTGGGGGGCAAGCGCCACATGGGGTGGCAGTCTCCACGTCATTGATATTAATAATAACGCGATCTATAAGTCCTATTACAAATCATCATTTCTGAATTTCCCTGCTGGCGGTGTCATGGATGCTCATTTAGTCGGCAATACAATATTTTGCACTCCGGTGGGTTCTAATTCGGTTGGCGAGACATATAAATATCATATTCTGGAGATCAACCTCGTAAACGATAATATGATGTATCACATTTCCCCCTATGATCTGCCCAGGGAGAATTTGTTTGGATCAAGTTCACCTCCGGGGAGTGTTCCTTATTATGGGGCGATGAGAAAGTGCGAAGCCACAAAGGAATTTATCATCGCTGCATATAAAAATCCCGTTGTCTTCAACTATGAAAACTATTCGTGGGAGTATGTAGATTACAATGTTGACGGCTCGGCACCGACGCCAGTGGACAACAACTGGTATGTTCTCGACTATGACCCGGTCAACGACGTTTATCTTGGTGCAAAGGGTAGCGGGATACTTTACCTACTCCCCCGAAGTGGCGATGCAACCCGGCTGAAGTATGTCACAGGGACCAAAACAACCGATTGGACCTTTGGTGCACCAGAAACCCTCGTCTCTGGTTACAAAAACGTGGCCGGAAGGCTTGCTGTAACAGAAGATGACGCGGTATGGGCGACCTGGACTGATAATGCCGCCACAGCCTTCCCGGTATCATGGGGAAAAACCGGAGCGCAACTTTCCCTGCAAAAATACCTGACCGACGAAACGGAATTCGAGTGGAGTCTGGAAGGTGCGCCAAGCTCCCTGCATTTCAAACTGTCCCACGGACACCTTTTTGATCCACAGAACTCCGCCTCCATCCTCAATTACTACCTGTCAAAGGGCAGCTCGGTCACGGCCAAACTCGGCGAGCTGGTGGGCGGGGTGGAGTATTGGGCGAACCAGGGCGTCTATATCATCCGCGAGCTGGCCCTGCGCTACCAGCGTGGCGAGTATCCGGTCCTCGATGTCTCCTGCGAGGACATCACCTGCCTCTGGGAGATGGCGCAGATCGCCGCCACGCAATTGACCACCAGTTATCCCGATGACGGAATCAAGGCGATCGTCAAGGCCAACACTCCGCTGACCGATGACGATTTCAACCTGCCCACCTTCACGGATAGGTTCACGTTCGACGCCATGTGGATCGACACCTACCTCTCCGATATCGTTCACGACCTGGCGAACCGGTTTAAGTATTTTATCATAATGAATATGGACGGGAAGGTTGAGGCTAGGCGCATCGATACAACGAAAGCTGTCAGCAATGCTTATACTGATAAAAGCAAACTGATCGATTTCACGCCGAATGATGCCTTTTCCGACCTGACAAACCGCTTTATTGTCACCGGGCAATCCCTAGATGATATAGAAGTACTATACAATGAGGAGCGGGTCGGCACCTTATCCGGCACAGTTGGCTGGTGGGGCGGCAGGAAAGATTTTGTAGTTCCTTATTCAGAAGACATGAGAAAGACGGCCAAATACCCGAGACTGGTAATCGTTGAATCTGTGCAATCCATGGGATTTGCCTTGGCTGATATGACCGATTTTTTAACGGGTTTTGATTTTACACTTGGAAACAACGACATGATGGAATCCATAACCCACGTTGACACAGAAAATAAATATTGCACGGTGACAATCGATTCTCCGAATCTTACCAATGCCTTAGTAGCCCACGTTGGTGCTTTAGTCGCTTTATCACTTGTTCCTGATGAGGTGTTGACTTTCGGTGTTGGTGCCACAGGGGGCATAACCATCAGATACGGCACGTTGCTGTGTACCTTGGAAACCATGACCATATCCGCCATCCTGTCAGCAGTTGGAAATTATCAGCTGGAAATCTGGGCGCGACCCATAGGCTATGTAAAGCGAGACTACTCGGCCACCGCGGACGACACGGCATTACAACAACAGCTAGGGATGATTATTCCCCAAAAAGAGGAAGGTTTTCTCTGCTTTACTCCTGCACACTGTCAGTATGTTGCAGATTTTGAACGTGACTTGGCGGTTCTGCAAAGGAATCGGGTTACGGCCGGCAAGATTGCACACCTCAAGGATGAAGTCGGAGACGTGATCTCCGTGCCTCACCCCTATACCGACAACACCATTAAGATGCTGATAACAAAGCTGAACCGGAAATACAAGCCTTCCACACTGAACGGCGGAGAGGGATATTTTACCGACACGATTGATGGGTGGGTGATTTAATGGCGCTACGACAGCTGAAAAACCGCATCATCCGGCAGAGAATACGGAAGGAAGCAGTCTACCATATAGAAACCCGCGATGCGATACTGTGGGATATCATCGATAATAAAAGATGCCGCGTCAAGATCCTGGGCAGCGACACCCTGTTAGTGGCAAACTATCCCGAGAATCAGGAGAAGAATCCAGTTTGGCTGAAACCGGGAAATGCTGTCAGGATACAACACGCTGCGGGCAACAGGCACAAAATAGAGGTTATCGGAAACGGATTTGCCGTCCCCACGCCCATGTCCGGTTCTGCCGCCCCCACCCCGCCAACTCCTCAGGATGCTATCATTTCGGGGCTCACCCTTTCGCCGGCAGGAGGCATGTTTGTAGCTGTCAGGATCGGCCAAGTTCGTTTTTCAGGTGCAGTTTTCAACACCGGCTATTTTACGGCGGATTCAAATTTATATGCGGATAGTGACATTTACGCCGATACATTTGCCGCCGTTAAAGTTATCAACGCCGCCCCCGCTGCCGGAACTTACCGCTATGACATCATAGTTATCGGTTCGGATCTGGTTATTGATTACGTAGCCGGGACGGCTTCCGCTTCTCCGGCCATGCCGGCCGCCCCTACGGGTCATTTGCTCTGCGGCTACCTGCTGGTTGCTCCTGGAACAACAAGCATAAAGGCCGGCGATATCGGTAAAAAATTCAGCCAGGGGCGGGCCGCCAGCTTGACTGTTGTCGTAGCCGACAATGATCTGGCCTGGGACCAGCTATCAACAACAATCACCGTGACGGTCAAGGATCAATACGGCAACACTTTTAACAGCCCAAGCCTGTTGTCCGTGGAGTTTGTCTCCGGGAACGGAACGCTTTCCATCGGCACCCAAAGTTCCTCAACCAAGGTGACCAGTTATTTATCATCAGGATCAGCCATAATCACCTATACAAGAGGGCATGCAGACCCAGGTGATGTAAGCCCTGTCTTCAAGGTGATTCTGGAAGGTACGGGGCTTGTGGGTTTCTGTAACATACTTTTACGCAACGCAGACGAAATGATAATGTAAAGGGGGTAATCAATGGCAAATTTCTTCACAAATCTTGTTGCCGGAGTCCTGCAATTTAAGGCGGCACACTTTAACACACCGCTTGCGGAACTGGACAAACAACTCACATATCAGCAGAACAGGATCATTCATTGCGATGGTGATTTATCCTACAATAAGGCGACCGGTGTTTTCTCCTGGTCGGCAACGTTGAGAATATTATTCAACTCGGCTGCGGGACTGGCGATCCAGAACACGGTGGCAGCCGGCAGCGTCACGCTGGCAGATAATGAGTTTTGCTACGTTATACTGAGCGAGACCAACGACGCGGTGTTGACAGTGGCGAAAGCGGCAGTCACAACGTCGGCAGCCTCCAACTTCCTGGCACTCGGCAGGGTTGTCCTCGGCTACCGCAACACAACGAGCGACGAGTTTTATGCTGCGGCAATTAGGCAGAAATGGTCGGCACTTTATGATCCGGCCACAGTCGGCAATGGCATCATCCTCACAGGGTACAGCGAGACTGAGGTCTCTGTTGACGCCACTAGCGGCACCGCCAACTTGGACTATTCGGCAGGGAATGTTTTCGTTGTGTCCATCGCGGCAAGTACGGATACCACACTGACCTTTACTAATCTACCCGCCGCAGGTAAAGCATGTTCTGCCACTGTGCGCCTGAAGATGGCCGGGACGGTTCCCTCCTCAATTACGGTACAAGGAGCCACCATTGACACCACTGATGTTACGTCTGGTGGCAGAATTACGGTAGAGATGACCAGGATTGATAGTGTGTGGGACGCGGGGTGGCACCATGCCTCTTAGTCGTCGGGGTAGGATGGTGATTGGTGGCGGCGGCGGTAGTGGTGGGGTTCTTACCTATACAAAAGTGGTGAATACCTCCGTTACTAATTCTGATATGGCAGGGAATGACACTAGTTTTACGCTGACGATGGATGGTGCCGGTGGAGCACCCAGAATGATAGCGTCCGTTGGAGACGGTTCTGGTCTGGCCAATATTGCGGTCAAGGCCAAAGTGGAAGCATTCTCCCTTGAAACTGACGAATGGTGTGGATTCGGGGTGATTTTCAAGGATATATATGACAATCACCATTTTGCAGGAGTTCATAGTCGAGGGTCTGCAATACTCTATTCATACAACGCCTTATCTAGAGTATGGGATTTTACAGGGAGCTCTGGCTGGACGTCGACTTACAACAATAACCTGAATAGTCAGACTGCGCCGATGTGGATTGCCGTAAAACTGGTAGGCAGTACGGTGTATTTTTACGATAGCCCTGATGGATCTATTTGGACGATGAGGCAATCGGCAAGCTTAACTTTTACCGCCGCCAACTTGCAGCATTTCGGTCTAGGGCTGCACACTGGCTGGTCCATTGAGTCTGATGATGCTTTTAGCGTCTCTTTCAGTAATGTGGTTTATGGGGATGTTGCGGGGCTGGCTTAACTTCCATGCTACAAATTGCCGGCAAACTCTTATTAGGCGAGGCTTTACAGTGATAACTTGACACCTGCCGGGGATTGAGGTACAAAGAAGCAATACAACGAACTTATGCGGCTTCGCAGGGGTCATTTGTAGGGCAAAACCTTCCTAAAACATTTAATTATCAAGCGGTTAAAAGATAATTACCTGCCACCTTAGCTCAGTTGGTAGAGCAGTAGAGCGCGAATGTAGATAAAAAAGCTGTAAGGTTTTGACCTTACGGCTTTTTTTGTGTCTTTTGCTCTACATTGTCAGTTTTTAACTTTTCTGAAATATCCGATTTATTCAATGATAACGGCTTGTTGCATTTTGTAGACTTGGGGCCGGATTTTGCGGGTGGGGGTAGGTGGATTCTTGCGGTTGTGTTGCCGCTGGAGTCTCTGCGGAAGGTGTAGTCGATGATTGCATAGTTGGCGTAGAGGCGTATTTTCTTGATGCAAACCGAGACCGCGGAACGTTGTTCGGTTATGTCTAGGCGGTCCCAGTTGGCTCCGAGATAGGTGAGGGCGTCCCAGTCTGGTTCCTGCATCTGGCCGGCGCTTATCTCGACTCTCTTTTTCTGGATCTCTTCGATCTCTTTTTCGATTTCGAGCCTTTTTGCTTTGGCGTCGGCAAAATCAATTACCCCGTCGGCCACGGCTGCCACCAGCCGCTGTTTTTTGGTTGCGAGCAGGGTTTCCTTTTCGTCGAGGGCGGCGGCCGATTGTGGGGCATTTTCGGCGCTTTGAGAAGTGGTCCAGAATTCTTGTATTTGATCCAGGTCCGCGAGGGTTCCGAGCAGGTTGGTGGTGATGCGTTCGTCAACGATGGTTTGTTGGTGCATGCGGGATTTGTCGCACAGCCGGGCGGTTTCGTTGGCTTTGCAGCCGTAATAGGCATAGGCCTGGCGCGTGGTTGGTGACCATGACCGAATAGATCGGCCGCAATAGCCACAAACGTACAGCCCTAGATTGCTGAGGAGGCTGGCGGCAGTGTTTCGCGTGTAGCCTTTTTTGCCGCTTCGCCGGTGCGAGCGGATTCGTTCCGCCTGGGCGGAGTCCATGCAGGGTTCCCATTCGCAGATGATGTGGTCACCTCCAGAGGGATCCAGGCGCAGCGCCTGGTAGTAGAGCAGCCGATCATCGGCGATTGCCCTTCGCACGGAGATGTGCGGCAGTCCGAGCTTGATTGCCACTTGCCGGGCGCTCATGGTTTCGGCCAGGGCCCAGACCTGTTTCATAGTGACCAGGGATTTCTGGTCGATGACTGGTTTGCTGGTGTTCTTGTCGTAGATGTAGGGCGGTGGAGTCTTGCCACCGAGGAATTTACCGGTGCTGCGGGCCTGGTCGCGCCCTTCTTTCATTCTGGACTGCACGACCTTCATCTCGACCGAGGAAAACCCGCCTTCCATGAGCAGCAGCATCCAGTCGGAGTGCTGGGCCGGGTCGAGGATCCGTGACATGGTGGCGAGTCGGACGTGATGCTCGCCGCAGAGGTGCAGCCAGGCGACATAGTCCTGCAGGGAATCGTCTCGGGAGAGGCGGGAAAGCTCGATGGTGAGGATGATGTTTATCTTGCCGGAGCGGATGTCAGCTTCGAGGCGGGCGCGCTCCTGGAGATCTTCGGTTTTGCCGCGAGCGGCCGAGGCGTGGCCGTCGTCATAGATTTCGATTTGCCAGCCCTGGGATCGGGCGTATGCGGGGAGCTGTTCGCGCTGGACGGTGAGCCGTTGACCTGGCTTGTCACCGTCCTTGCGAGATTTTCGGATGTAGATTGCTGCAGTCATTAATCTTCCAAAAACCAGTCTTCTTTTTCATTTTTGACCATATCCTCGCCCTTAATGACCCATTTGCCGGTGCAGGCGTCATGGACGAAATTACCGGCCATCTTGTACTTGGTACCGCCTGTAAGAGACATTACCGCAAGCCACAGGACACCGCTCATTGCACAGCTTGCTGCTTTGGACGGGATATAAATCACGTCACTCATCCCGGCAGCAGCCCAGGATCCGCCGTCGACTTCGTTTTCGACAGGGGCATCGTTTGCCCAGCACGCTGGGGTTAAGCTGGCAGTAAGTGTTACAGAAAGGGCGAGTGCTACTAATCGTTTCATACCTGCCTCCTTTGGTTGTCTAACCGACTTACGTTAGTTGCGTGGCTATTTATCCATCGAAAGTTCGCCGCGCTGAAGGGTCCCTATTTCTTTTCCAGAAAGGCTGTCATGGACAACAACGGAGTAATCTTCGGCGGGGACATTGTTATTAACTGCGTAATAAGACTGAACGAGAGTTATGAGGCTCTTTCTGGTGTCGAAATCTTGAGATAAAAATGATCTTGTTACGAAAACGCGGGCAAAATCTCCTCTGTCGTCAATTTTTGTGAAGCCGTGATGTACATAAATAATTTTGTCGATGAGACGCTGTCGTTCGGGCTGTTGGGCGATGATGTCGGCTGAGTAGGAAAAAGGTTTACTCAAAGGCTTCTGATCCTTTAGGCTCATATAGGCAGTGCCGCAAAATATTGTAAGAAGTAAAATAATTTTGGTACAACCAACCCACCTATCGTTCATAAAAACCCTCTAGAGAACGGTCATTCTCTCCATTTCAACCGCATCTCATATGCGGCTATAGATTTTGCGGACTCGATCAGGAGGGTTTGCCCTTCCTGGCTGAGTGTTTCGAAGATTTGGAGTAACTGTTCGGCTCGGGCTGCCGGTTTTCGAGGTGAACGGTAGAACTCCGCTATGTCGATTTGTAACGCCTCGGCCAATCTGGTCACCACCTGTTTTCCTGCCCTTTTTTTTCCACCTTCTATCCTGCTCAGGTAGGGGATACCGGACATTTTCCCGAGCGCTTGTATAGATAGTCCGCGTTCCTTCCTGATTCGCTGCAGGTTTTCGCAGATACGGTAATTTATATCACAAAACTCTAATTCTGTCTTATTTTTTAACATTGCTCAAATGTGATGCTTCTATGTATGTGAAAGTGCGTGTACCGTTTTGCACAATATTTTCGAGAAAAAGCCCTTATTATTCTATCGGCAAAAATTCAAAATGGTACAGGTTTTAATTAAATCATGAAGATACACTATTTTTGTGGCTCGGTGCTTGCTGTCGTTAATGTCTGCAATTATGGTGAAGCAATAGGGAAGGTGCTACTGGTCGGAGGGATTTGGTTTTGTAGTCAATTCAGCGACACGCTTGATGATCTCACGGTCCTCGGGTGTGGCGATCCGGTAGAGCTTGAGGAGTTCAAGTTCTTCTTTGGTGATCTGAATGATTTTGTTCTGGGGATCCCTGGCCATATAACACCCCGCCAGGAGCCAATCGTAGGAGACTTCTCCGATCTCTGCCAGTTTGATCAGGACCTCAATCGAAGGAAGTGAATCGCCGATTTCGTAGGATGATACGCTGGAGCTGGACACGCCTAGCCGCTTGGCAAATTGCTTTTGTGTGAGGCGCTGGCCTTTCCGTATGGTCCGGATGCGATTTCCTAGTGTGTCGGTGTTCATGCCCCCATACTATTGACCCGTTTGAATATGACAAGCTATTCTTATTTTACAGGGTTTGGGTTGCTTTTTTGGTTACAAAATACAGTTTAATTGTAATTAACCTACAAAAAAGGAGAGAACCATGAACGATCCGGCTGCGCACTGTGTAATGGTGAATTATTCCGATGCTGAGAGATTGCGCGATATTCGGGCGGTGTGGCTGTCTGGTTTGCCGTTGCATGTAGCGTTCATTCTGATTGGAAGAGCTGCGTTTGACAAAATGGAAAAAGCGGAGAATGATCCCCGCTTTCAATCGTTACATGCCGCGTAAAAATCTTTTTTCGAAACTCCAGCCTGAGAGGCCATGGATTTGATCAAGTCGTGAGTAAAGGGCTCTTTCGGGCAGTCAACGGTTACCTTGAATATCCTGCCGTCGACGATTTTTACCCATTGCTCGTGAGAGCCCTTTTGGTTTCTGAACGCAAAGCCGAGCTTTGTAAGACCTCTTTTAACATCCCTGCTGGTAAGTGGCGGGTGTTTTGAACTCATGCATGACGATCTGCCAAGGTAAGGGGCATGACTTCGGTGAAAATGCGACCGAGACCGTCTCTGGCATCAATTATTTTCCGCATGGCTTTATAGAAGTGATAGCGGGAGCGAATGGCAAGTGGCGCTTTCCTGTTCAACAGCTGGTCCGCGAATTGCCGGTCATCTCCCTCCAGGATGTCAATAAGGTAAAGATCGATCTGCTCGTGGAGCTTACGTCGGACTTCATGGAAAGAGCCGCCTTGTGCAGCAAGGTTGAATTCCAGACAGAAGGCCTGCCAGACGTCGCCTTTGCGCTCGGCAAAGCAGCGCACAATGAGCTGGCTTGGTGATAAGGCCGGCCGTGTCCCTTTTTTCCGTTCCCTTATATGTGCTTTTCTGCCCATAACCAAAATCCTCCATCTGACCTGATAAAACAATATCACAAAAAAACAATATTATCACTCCGCCGTTTTCTTGCCGGTCAACCGCTCGATTATTTCCTTTTTCATGCTATCGATCATCTTGGCCTGGTCCTCAACGCTGAGCATCCCGAGGATGCGGGCTGCTTCCAGCTGGCTTTCGCTTAACTGGGGCAGATCGCCGTAGGGCAGGTGAATGGGCTCACTGACGTACATTTCGCCTGTCCCATTAAATATCCAATCCTCACTCAGGCTATTCTCATTGCAAATTAGTTTAATTTTGTCAACAGGAAGGGCGCCTCTTTTTTTTCTTTGAGAAAAAGTGGTTTTAGTAAATCCTAGCAAGTCAGCGATATCACTGTCTTTTTTAAGATTTAGCGCTTGTTTTAATCTGTTTATTACTAATTCAAAGTTCATATTTATCAATTTTTCTGTTGACATATGTGGACTAACAATTATAGTGGCACTATATCAATTACGAAATGGACACCAAAAGTAAGTTTAATCCACAAGCAAATACGTGAGGACGCCATGAAAAAGCTTCTCAGGAAAATTATTCTTTGGCTACTGGCCGAAGATCTAGAGCTGATTGTAATAAAAACTTTGCGGCGGTACGGCCCAGATTCTCAAGATCGGACATAGTAAGTCCGGCACATTCCGCCCGGCCTTTTTTGAATTCGACCGTGACAGAATTATTAGCGCCAAGTTCATAACAGACTTTGAAGTGGATGCTTCGTTCAGGGTCGGCATCAATGAGAATTCTGATAAATCCGTCCACAGGACCTCCCGAAAAGGATCAAATTACAACTTATCGGAAAACTATAACAGGAAATAACCAAAATGAAAATTGATTTCAGTGCCACAAAACAGAAGATGATCGATGCAGGCCTTAACCTGACAAGGTGGGCCAAGGGTAGGGGTCATGCGGCGCCGACTGTGCTTCGCATTCTTTCGGGAACGTACCCCTGCGAGACTGGCTATGCTTTCAAGGCGATTGTGAAGGACCTGAATGAGAGTGGCTACCTGGTCTTCAAGGACGAAGACAAGGCTGCATGATTACAGTTTGCCTGTAATCGGTCAAAAGTATATTACAGGGTTTTTCCCTGATCGTAACGGAGGATTGTGATGAAAAGTCATGAGGCGATGGAGCGTTGCATAGGCCGAAATACAGTGGCAGTGGCAAAAGCTATTCAGAAGAGCGTCAGCCTGGTTGGAAAATGGAAAGAGCCGGCCACTGATTTTGAAGACAGCGGCACACTGAACCCCCTTGATCGCCTGGAGACCGTTATCCGCGCTGCTATTATCGAGGGCCAGTCGAAAGAGAATGCAATGGCCCCGATCCTTTATCTGGCTCACCGGTTTAATTTCATGGTGATCCCCCTTCCCGCAGGTCTTTCCAATACAAAGGATATCGTTCGGCAATCTCACCAGTGCGTGAAGGAGTTCGGTGAGTATATTTCCGCTTTTTCGGATGCAATCATGGATGGCCGGATCACCCCTGCTGAGAGGAAGAAGATAGAGCTGGAGGGGTTCCAGGTTATCCAGCAGATCATGTCCGTTATCCAGATGATCGACGAGGAGTAATGAGATGGCACCCAAGCGCAAGCTGACCTGGGATGATTTGTCAGAAGCGGAACAGATCCGCGTTGATGCGCTGTTCCGCCTTATTCGAAAGATTAAGGCGCGGCTGGATCAGGAGGACAGGGCATGTGCTACTACGTGAGGAAGCGGCGAAAGTCGCTGGTGCTTGATCTGTTGCGACAACTGTTTCCCTATGTGATCCTCTTCGTCCTGGGCGGATTGGTTGGTAATTCCTGCGTAGCTGCAATCGATAAGCACCAGGAGCAATACGAGCTGTCCCCAGCAGACCGGGCAGCGGTTGTTGCGACCTGGAGCCAATAGTTGACCAGTAAGGCGGCGCGTCCGGGTTTGCCCTCTCCTTACCCGGGCAGCGAGCTCCTCCGCTCGCGCCGCCTCTTTTTACCAAGTTTCCCCTCCGGCGAATAAACTCGAAAGGAGTATCCGGCTTGGTCGCCTAAGGAAATGTACGCTTGAGGGGGTTACATATACCCACAACAACGAGGGACGCAGTACGGGCGAGGGTGTACCTGGGGAGTGAGCTGCGGTAAAGCTCCCCTAGACCAAGGTCAAGCGCAGCCGCCTAGTCCCGCCAGCGGGGGGAACGCCGCCGTCGGCAAGGCGTGACAGCCGGGAGAGACCGGCCATGTTATCGGCAAAGGAGGAAGGGATGCAGCTTTATGCCACGATCCGAAAGCAAAGCAAATACTCGAATCAGCAGGAATTCGGTTTGAAGAAAAAACCTATACCTTTCAAAGTCAAGTTGGATTTTACGGACCCTTACTGGCCGGTAAAAGGTGGGCCTGGTGGCAACTACACCCTCTACGATGTGGATCTCTGGGTTAAGTGTGAGGACAAATTGCTAAAGACGCCAATGCATCAGAGGCCGTAATGGTGGTGGTAGCCTGGGGTGTGGTTGGAGTTGATACCGCTGCCCAGGTTGCTGCCACGCATAGGTTGTCACAAGGAGGCATCCATGTGCGACGAGTGTGAGTTTTGGAATGGTTGTTCGGTGCGTGATGCGGTCTGCCGGGAGATTTTGCTATCAGATGATCTTTCGAATATGCGGGCCAGGGTTTTGGAGAGGTTGAGCAGCTGCACGCTGTTCCTGATCCGGGAACACAGGAGGTACGCATGAAGACGGTTTGCAGTATTTGCCGGGAGGTTGTGAATCAGGATGATGAGCCGCCAATTTTCAGCCTAACGGGTGCCGAATTGGTATCCCACGGAGCGCATATCGCGTGCATGCTGGCATTCTATGGCGATGATTTCGCCGAGATCCTCGGAGGGCAGCCAACATGATTTTACCGAGCATGTGGGAGATCATTAAAAAACACCCGTACCTAATTTTGGCCATGGTGGCTATTTTGATCCTGTATGCCGCTGGGTACGTGATTGAGTTTACCCGGAAGCTGTTGCGTCGGGGTAATTGCCCAGGTTGCGGCAAAAAGGTTGTCTGTGTGGTTGCCTGCGAGAGGGTTGCAAGGCGCCTGACTGAAATAGAGAGTGAGGTGGCCAATGAACCTGTTTCGTGAACTCGACAAGATCACTCAGCCAACCGCTGCATCCAAGGTGAGGACGTTGTCTCCCAAGGAGATTGCAGAACTGGCAAGGCGTGGAGACATTACGCCGCCGGACCGGATTCTCACGCGGGGATTTAAGGTGTCGATGGCATTTAAAAGGGGCATCTGGTGATTGAGCTAGCTCTTCATGACTGCACACCGATGCATGCGCGTATCACCCTGCGTCAGTGTGCCGTGAACCGCGAGAATGAACATATCCTTTGCCTGGGTTGTGAAGGCCTGAAAGGTGAGAAGGGGGAGGTTATTGTGGGCGTTGTGGGAATATGTGAAAAGTGCAAAAAGAATAAAGAAATAATAGCCAAAGGGCTTTGCCGGATTTGTTATGACGCCCTGCGGCAAGCGAAGAAAAACGCTGCTCGAAGGAGAGTACGGGAGACTCCTTTTGTTGAGGAAATGTCCGAATTACCAGAATCAACCGGAAATACTTTCGCAGATCTCGCAGAGAGTTACGATGGCTTGGACTATCACCCAGTCGATAGGCCCGCACACACCAGGAGCACCCGTTCCCTCCTTTCAATGATCACCCCCCCCCCAGAAGTAAAGACAGAAGGAATCTTCCTCGATTTCAGCGCCCGGCCCGGCCTCTTGGTGGACCTGGAAGCAATCAGCGACGACGTGCCAGGCGACATCCTGGAGCTGTGCTCGATGTTGGTGTCGGGCAAACTGCGCGGGGTGGCATGATATGAGTCACAACCTTCCTGTCTACAATTTCCCTGAGACGATCTTTGTTCGCGTGAATACAGGCGGACAGCAGCTTGATCATATTATGAGCGAGGTCATGGAGGTTGAGGAAGCTGTTCTCGACGAGGATGGGCCCTTTGATCGCATCATTGAAGAGATGGTGGATCTGACCCACTCACTTGAGACCTACTGGCGGATTATGGAAGCGCAACGCGGCAAGAAGTATGTTCAGAAGATGTTTGCTCGCGTGGAAGCCAAGAATAGGGCCAGGGATTACTATTCCGCCCCCGCGCCCCTCTCTGCCCGGGAGGAGCTATCCAGATGATCCGTATCGAGGTGAAGGGGATTAAGGAAGTTTTGAAGAATCTCGACCCCAAGAAGGTTGATAAGGCGGCAAAGTCTGCTCTTAACAGAGTAAAGACTCAGGCCAAAACTGAATCTGTCAGACGAATGTCAAAGATCTGGAACATCAAACAGAGTGACCTGCTTAAGAAAAGCTCAGGTAAGGACAGGATCGAGACGTCTGGATATATTGGCTCTGACCTGACCGCCCACATCTATTTCATGAGCGGCGGGATTAGCCTGGCGTATTTAGGTGCGACAGAGTTCCGTTTTAAGGGTAACACCCTGGTGAAGATGAACCGGAAGTCTTCACGGATTACGCGACGCACGGCAAAGGACCGGACAGGAGTACAGGTTCAAACGCTTCGTGGTGGCAGGGTGACCAGACTCAGGGCGTTTTTCTCGGCTGTCAAGTTCGGTAAAAGCGGTGCTGCGGGTTATCACCTCGGAGTATTCTCCCGGCACAAGGGTGGAGGGCGTTTGCCTGTCTACGAGCGCAAGATGATATCAGTCGCAACGATGATCAGGAAGCGCGAAGTCCTCGAACCGCTGCAGAAGTTCATCAGAGAGAAGTTCGATGAGCGGTTCAACCACGAACTAAAGCGGCAGGGCCTGATAAAGTAGCGGGTCCTTCCCAGGGTATTGGCCAACACGGGCGACAAGACTCCCGGTATATGACTCCATATAAATTTTAGGTTTCTGGTGGAAAAATGAAAAATCACCGTATTTTCGACATGTTAGAGGATTCGTCCCGCCCGCTGGTGATGGAGCAACTGGGTGTGCAGGAGGTTTGCCCCCGCTGCAAGGCTCAGCTTTCGCACCGTGTCGTTGACGGTTGGCGAGCTGGCCGCCGGATCCATTGTACCAGGTGTGGTTGGTGTGGCAGCTGGCGGACAAACACCGTCCTCTCCAAGTCCCGGCTTTCGTGCAGCCAGTTCCTCCTGCTTCGCATCCTCATCGAGCATTCATCCGACAACCAGAAGATAGCATCCTTCATTGGCATCACTTCCGACACCGTCCGTGCCTGGAGAAACCGCTTTTCTGGAGGCGCCGGTGCCTGATTTACCCTCCAACATCATCGATATCCGCGCACAAGTTGAAGCCCGCCGACAGGCAGAAGAGGCGGCATTGCCACCCGAAGAACCCAAGGACAGCGGCGGCCCGCCCACTATCGACGGAAGAGCCGTCCGCCAGTGTCTCCTCAACAACGAGAGAGGGGACGGTGTCCTCCTGGCCCGTCTCATGTGCGACAAGATCATCTATGTCAAGCGGACAAATAGATGGATGTGGTGGAACGGTGTCCACTGGGAAGATGACAAGCTGGACCTGTCCCATGCCTGTGTTGAAGACGTGGCAAGCATTTACCTTCGGGAGGTCGAGCGGATCACGCCTCTTATAAACGAAGCGCGAGACCGGAAGAAACAGCAAGATGACATTGCAACCGCTTGCAAAAACTCCGGAGACACCGAAGGAGAAGACGCCGCCCGCACGGCTGCAGCAAAAGCAGCTTACGAAGCCAGCCGCTACACGGACGAACGCAAAGCCTACACCCGCCGAGTCGACCGACTTCGCAGTGTGCGCGGAGCAAAGAACTGCCTGGAGTGGTCACACAAGATCGGAAACGACTCGCTCGCCATCGTCGGCGACGAAATAGACCAGCAACCCTGGCTGCTGCCCTGCAAAAATGGAGTGGTCGATCTCCGTACCGGCCGGCTCCTTCCCGGCCGCCCTGGTGACTACCTGGTAACCGCCGTACCCGTCGACTTTCCTGACTGCCAGGACTACCTCCAGACCGGTGAAAACTTCGGCTTTCCACCCTGGGAAAAATTCGTCAGCGAAATCCACCTGGATGAACAAGATGTCATTGCCTTCGTCCACCGTCTTTTCGGCTACAGCATAACCGGCCTGACCACTGAGCATTTTATCGCCACCGCCCTGGGCGACGGCCGTAACGGCAAGGGCACCATGTTCGAAACCATCAAGGCGGCCCTCGGCGAGCTCGCCTGGTCCATCCAGCCAGAAATGATCCTCGAACAGAAGAACCCCCGCTCATCAGCAGGGCCCTCCGCAGACATGATGTCCCTCTACGGCCGCCGCTTCGTCATCGCCTCGGAAACCGACGAAGGGCAACGTATCTCGGCAGGCCGAGTCAAGCGCCTCACCGGCGCCGACACCGTCACGGCCAGGAGTCCCCATGATCGTTTTGAGATCAACTTTCGTCCTACTCACACCCTATTCCTCTACACAAACGATATACCTCAAGGGCTCACCAAAGATTTTGCCCTCCTGCAGCGACTCCTCTTTATCCGTTACCCGCTGCGCTACGTCGACGATCCGGAGATCAAGGCCCGCGAGGATCCGCACAACGCAGAAATATATCGTAAAAAGGATCCGGGACTCCCCGGCCGGCTGCTCGATAATCTCCCCTGGGTGTTAGCCTGGCTCGTACGCGGCTGCCTACTCTGGCAGCGTGACGGCCTGGTCCCGCCCAAACGGATAAAGGCGGACATCGAGCAACTGCGCCTATCGGAAGACACCCTCGGCCAGTTCATCGAAACATCGTGCGACATCACCAATCCTGACGACTGGATGTACTTCAGGGATGTGTACTCCAACTTCCGGACCTGGTTCCGAAACAACATCGACGATCGCAAAGACGACAAGTACCTGCCCAGCAAGAAAAAAGTTGCACTGTCTCTCGACAAAAAAGGCTTTCAGAAGAACAACACCGGCGATCGCATCTACTACGGGATCCGCGTAACCGACCTGTCATTGCTTTCCGGCGGATGATCCGCCTCTTTTCTGGCCTGGCCAAAGGGGAGGGGCGGATGATTCTGGACGATTTTGGACGATTGAAAAGCAATCATCCAGTAATGATATTAAGCACTTTGGACGATTGGACGATTTTCCCTCGCGTGTGTGCGCACGCAAAACTACTTTTACCTATACCGAGATAAGCATACAGAGAGACTAAAATGAAACATCTTAAGAAATATGGAAAAATCATCCAATCGTCCAAAGGTATTGATTTTATTCTGTATGGACGATTTTGGATGATTGAAAATAAAAATAATCGTCCAGCATTCAAAGGATAGAAAAATGAGTCTCCTCTCCCTGTTCCAAAATCATGGCAGATACAACAAGGTCTCCAGCTCCAAGGGCGGCGAGTACCATGGCCCCTGCCCGAAATGCGGCGGCAATGACCGCTTCATCGTTTGGCCGGAAAGGAATTCCTTCTGGTGTCGGCAGTGCGAATGGAACGGCGACGACATCGAGGCACTGCGGGTGCTCGAAAGCCTCTCCTGCAAGGAAGCCTTTGCCCGGGTTGGCCGGGAGTGTGGAAAAGAAGACTGCGTAGTGAGAGAAAAATGCACCGGAACACCGCAGCCGCACCGCGAGCACGCCACAACCGCCACCGTCCCGGCAGTTCCTGCCACTGAAAACCGACCTGCGGTAGCCGATAGCCCGGCTGATATCTGGAGGGGCAAAGCGGAAAAGCTCGTGGCGTATGCCCATGACCAGTTGCTCGCCTCAGCCGAAAAGCTCGAATACCTCTCCGGCCGTGGCCTCGATCATGATGCTGTCGTCAAGTATCACCTCGGCATACTCCCCCAGGATAATTACCGCGACCGATCCTCCTGGGGCTTGCCGGTAGAAATAAAGGAAAACGGCAAGCCGAAAAAACTCTGGCTGCCGAAAGGCATAGTCATCCCCTTTTTCTTCGGGGCTCACCTGCACCGTGTCCGGATCCGCCGCGATGAGGTGATTGGAGACAGTTCCCGCTATTACTGGGTGCCTGGCTCCGGCAACGACGTTGTTGTCCTCTCACCGGGTCACCAGGTCGCCGTCATCGTGGAAAGCGATCTGGACGGCCTGCTGGTGGATCATCTGGCTGGGGACATGGCCTCCACCATCCCGCTCGGCACCAGCAGCGCCAAGCCCAAGGAAGCCGCAGTCAGGGCCCTGGATGAAGCAGTCGTCATCCTGGTCGCGCTCGATGCTGACGAAGCCGGGCTCAAGGCCTGGAAATGGTGGCGGGAAAACTACCACCAGAAAGCCGTCCGCTGGCCGGTGCCTGTGGGAAAGGATCCCGGGGAAGCATATCAACAGGGCGTCGATATCAGGGCCTGGATACTCGCAGGACTTCCGGTGTCTCTGCAGCCGAAACAAGTAAAAGTGGAAACGGAAGCAGTAAAGACAGAAACGAAGCCGGGAAAAGCAGAGATAACCGAGGCCGCTCCGACAGTTGAGCCATTGGTCCACGTGGTCACTGCCAAGGATGGCAGGACGATCCACATCACTAACGACCAGGCCGAATACGCCCGCTTGGTCGCAGAAGGGAAAATCGTCTTCGACGGGAAAGAGCTCGCACTGATTAAAAACTCCGGAGCAACCCCCGAGCAGGCCGCAAGTTTTCTTAACATCAAGCAGACCTTCCCCGGCGCTCGCATTGACAACGTAGAGGGATTAGAACCAGAGCCGGCAGAACCGGAAGTGGTGCGTGAACCTGGGACTTGTTATTGGTCAAAAACAAAGGAGGAGTAATGCCAAAAAAACCATCAAAAACCAGCCTCGATTTCGCCGTCTTCGGACTCTCATTTGCCCTGGTCCTGACCGACGAAATCAAACGACTCGTACCGATTAAATCTCACCAGTACAACAGGGTTGTGGCTGCCGACAAAACCATCAACCGGCTGCTCGATTCGGTCGCACCGCACGGGCCGGCCACCATCGACTGCAAGAAGGCTGAGGAGCTGTTCGATTTACTGAAAGCGAAAGTGCTGGAGATGTATTCACAGCCACAAGCTACGGCTACAGCCAAGCCTCCCAGAAAAGCGCGGAAAGCCGAGGTGACAGCATGAAACCACCGTATGCGCAGATTATCGCACGATGCAACAAACACGGGGAGTTTACCGTGCAGAGAAAACCAAACCCGAAAACAGGGCAGCGTGATCCCAATGGCAGCGGCGCACTCATCCAAAGGTATCCGCACGCCATTGTCTGTCCGAAGTGCCGGATGTGGGCCAAAATCACAAACCTGGTAGAGATTCCATATCAGGCAGGGGGTGTTCTGTGAGCCTCTGCGATACCTGCAAAAAAGCAAACGTCAGTTGCCCGGTATACCCTCAGAAAACGGATACCTGCATAGAGTTCGCGTCCGAGGCAGAGCTGTTGCCTTGCCCCTTTTGTGGCGGAACATCAATGTATATGGACACCGTCTATATCGACTATGAGCCGAACTACTCTTACGTTTGCAGATCCTGTGGGTGCGAGGGTCCGTATACACCCTATTTAACAGTGGTGGAAGAAATCTGGAACAAAAGGGCGTGCAAGGCTTAGGAGGGCGTATGGGATACGGCAAAGAAAAACCCTGTAAAAGATGTGGAGAGTCGAAACTTATCCAGGCTCGCGGTTTATGCCAGGCCTGTTTCAGCTCAGAAAAGAAAGCGGGCACTCTGGATAGTAATTACCCCTCGACGAAACGTCAAAGGGATCAGGTTCAGGAAGCCGAACTAAAAGCGCACGATGAAGTGACTCGTCAGATAATTGTGGGTCTGATGACAGAGTGTGAATCTCTCAGTTCAATTTCGAGAAAAATCATGTCGATGCTGAAGCGAAGAGGGTATTCGGCCAGCATCAAGAGTTGTAATCAGTTAGTGAGTGGGAAGTTTGTTTAAGGGCGCCGGAGGCGCGGCGAACGATTAAGCATCACCCGCCGTCTTTCGGGCGGGTGCATAGCGCTGGTTATCCTTCGGGGTAGCCAGCAAGGAGGAACCACAATGAAGGCATTATCTCTGATCCAGCCATGGGCAACCGCCATTATGGTCGGCAACAAAAGCGTTGAAACGCGATCATGGAAAACTCCGTTCCGTGGCCGGATAGCAATTCACGCATCAAAAGGTTTTCCGGGGTACGCCAAGGAGTTTGCGCAGATCGAAAGGGCTCTCGGCCGGCTGCCTGGTCGGTTGCCATTTGGCGCAATCATTGGGTTCGCCAACATCGTTGCGATGCTGCCGACAGATACCCTTGTTTACGACATCACGCCAATTGAGCGCATTTACGGGGACTATTCTCCGGGCCGTTGGGGCTGGTCTCTCACGGATATTGAGCCGCTGCCGGACGACAAAATCATCCCATGTAAAGGCTCTCTTGGATTGTGGGACGTTCCGGCGGCACTTGGGTTAGAAGGATAACGGCTTGAATTAACCCGCCTGCCGGGTTGAATGTTTGGTTATGACCACGGGGGAGCCATGAAAGTAGGAGATAAAATAACTTGGACACACTGCACTCAGCGCGGCAAAACCATTCAGTTTTCGTCGCGTGAGGGGAAAATCGAGCATCTGACCGAAACCAATGTCACAGTGAAGTATCGTGGCAAGCTGGTACATCTCCGGCCTGATAAAGTCCGGCTGAAAGGGCAGCGGCTTGAACTCACGGAAATGATAATGGGGAAGTGGTCATAACATCAATTACCCACCCACCCCGGCTGTCTAATTCCACCAGGCAGCCGGTAACTAGCTGAAAACAGGAGGCGAGCCATGACAAAAGCAGAAGCAATGAAAAATCTCCACGATGTCTGCCGCCTCCAGCGCAAGAGCCGCTGGACCATCAAAGCCTATTCCGACTGGCTCGGCAGGTACATCGACTTCATTGGCTCCTGTCCAACTGGTCCTGTAGAGGAAAAACTCGGGCGCTTCCTGACCCGCATCGTTACCCAGGACGGCGTATCCGCAGCCACACAGAAACAGGCGCTCTGTGCCATCATCTTCTTTTACAAGCGAGTACTCAAAATGGACATCGGCGACATATCCTTTCTACGCTCCCGGCGGCCCGCCCGCCTTCCCGAAGTCCTCAGCCGTCAAGAAGCCTGGCGGATACTCGACCGGCTCGACGGCGAAGGCTGGTTGTGGGCTGGGCTCATGTACGGCTGCGGCCTGCGGCTGGAAGAAACCTGCTCGTTCCGCACCAAAGACATCGACCTGGACCGGCGCATGGTCATGGTTCGTGGCGGCAAAGGCGACAAGGACCGCTGCATTCCCCTGCCGGAAACTCTGGGTGCCCCTCTGGAAAAGCACCTCCGTACCCTGCGCGAAACCTGGGAGCGCTTCTCCGCCGCCCGCGTAGCCGTATCCCTGCCCGATCGGCTGGACCGTAAGTACCCGAACGCCCCCTATTCCTGGGAATGGTTCTGGATCTTCCCGGCTGCCACGCCCTGCAAAGATCCGAAATGGGGCGGCAAGCTCTACCATATCCATAACACAGCCGTGCAGAAACGGATCCGCCGAGCCATCCTCGCCGCCCGGATCGCCAAGAAAGCCGGTTGCCACACCCTGCGGCATTCTTTCGCAACTCACTGGCTGGAAAACGCCGAAGGCTCTCACGAGGTTGCCATCAAGCGTCTGCAGGAGCTCATGGGCCACAAAGATGTCCGCACTACCATGATCTACCTGCACCTGCTGCCGAGTAAGACCGATGTTGTCAGTCCGCTGGATTCACGCCCGGAAGCACGGAGGGCAGTATGATCGTTCTCACCATCATCCTGACCATGGCCTCCCTGGTAGGAGTGGTCCTCAATATCCGCCAGAACCGGGCCTGCTTCTACATCTGGACCGTGACAAATGCAGCCTGGGCCGTGGTAGATTTTCGGGCAGGCCTCCCCGCTCAGGCCGCCCTGTTTGCTATCTATTTCGGGCTCTCCGTGTGGGGCATCATCGAATGGAAAAGAAAAAGCAGCCACCGGCAGCCAGCTACCAGCGCAGAGGTGTAATTTGTTCGACCGAGCCAAGAAACTATTTGATCATCCGGAAGTAACCGCTGCCGACAAGGCCGAGCTCGGTATTGCCAACAACGCCCGCAATGACACCATGCGGACCTACCAGCAGCGCCCCGGAAAAGACACCAAGGCCGACAAGGACGCCGCTCGCCTCGACCTGGAGGAAACCATCGCCCGCCTCTGGCCCCGCTACTTCCCCGAGGAGGCCCCGGTGCCCGAAGGCGAGCGCTTCAAAAACCGAAAGCAGGCGCTCAACTGGCTCCAGGCCCAAGGCTACAAAATCAGCCAAGGGAAATTTTATCAAGACTGCGAAGCCGGATTTCCCGCCATCCACAAAGACGGCAGCGTTTCCCGCTATCAAGCCATGCAATACGGTCAGCAACTCGATGTCGAGCGCCGCTCGTCACCGGAAGACAGCTATGTCGATAAAGACAAAGACGAGGCTCGCAAACTCAAAGCAGAAGCAGACATCAAAGAAATGCAAGCAGAACAAGCTCGCCGCGAACTGGATCGTAACTGGATTAACCGTGACGAAACCTGGGCGCAAATGGCCGCCCTGGTCGGCACCCTGCGCGACAGCGCGCGCCACCACTTCCATGTCGGACAGGCCCACATCATCCACCTGGCCGGTGGAGATACTACGCGGGGACCGGAAGTCTATGAAGGAGCGGAAGAAATCCTTGCCAAGGCGTTCAATGAGGTATTGTCGGCAGGGCGGATCGAGGCGGTATTTGAAGAAATGAAAGATGAGGAGGATGAGACGTGAAAAAAGATATGATTAGGAAAGCCCTGGAAAAGGTTTCAGCTATGCCACTAGACCAGGCAGCTGAGTTACTGAACATTCGCGTTCCAGATATTCTTAAATTGATACGAAGCGGACAAATCGAATCGATCAGTTTCGGTGGTGGTGAAGTTAATGGTGTGACCTTGTCGTCTTTCCTTGATTATCAAGAGAAAATTGTTGC